CCGCACTTGATCTAAATGATCAAGAGTTGAGCGATCTATAATATTATAGACCGCACCATTGGCGTTTAACTGCTAGGGTGCCACGACCCACACTACGTATGTAACGGTCATTATCAGCTGCAGAATTAGCAGAAGATAAGAACCATTTCATTAGAGCCGGATATGAATCAATTATATCAGGCACTTTCTTCGGTTTAAATACAAACGTCTTAACTTCTAGACGTTGTAAGTTACCGTTGAAGCGACAGTGATCACGATGAAAATTATCATCATGAATACCGAAGCAATGAGCATCATTAGGTACTGAAGGGATATCGCCAAATTTACGGGCGATATCAAATAGTAAAGTGGCTGTTTTAAAGAACCACTTGTTGTGGAGTTGGTTTCCCAACTCAACAGCACTAATGATAGAACGTACGTCGCGTCTGCTATTTGGAAGTACACGACGGAAATAGGATGTTGTTACATCCACTCCATCATAAGCTTCCACACCACAGGACTCTCTGAACTTTCCAGTCCAGAAAGACTTGCAGTGATTGACCTTGAGGCCAAAAGCCTCTAAGCCAGTAATAACAGATTCCACCATGTCTTTGGGGACAATTAAATCGTCACCATAGACAAATACTAAGTTGGAAGCATAAGCAACCGACTTAGCGCTAAGCGGTAAGTTAAGCTTTCGTATTATCCTCTCGACGCATATGGTGTAAAACACCATAGCTTCGATCGGAAAACACAAAGCTGAACCCATAGACGCAAATTTACTGAGAGAACGTAACGTTCCATCAGGTAATTTGGCAGAAGTAGAACGACAACTCTGGACGGCTTCCAAAACTAAGGGAGCCGAGCTGAGAAGTAATTTTACAACTGAGTTATGAACCCTATCGCTAGCCTCAGATAAGTCTAGAGTGGCAAAATTACCACTCTTGGATGACTCTAAAGCTAGTTTAGCGTTAACACTTTGATCAGTGAAGTTAACGTGACCGCCAGTTAAGCGATCGCGTTCTATCAGTGAACAAAGTTTCGTGGAAAGAGCCTGTTGTATATATTGATTACAAGCAGGTTCGACCGCGATAACACGAGGAGTTTTAACCGTCTTAGGAACAAAGACAACTCTAACGGGTTGTTCTTGATCCGGGTTCAACAAGCTTAAGACGTCCGAACACTCTAGGTAACCAATTTCGTTATGATACGCGAATTTGGATACTGGAAAGAGATGTTCAAGACGCTGGTGCCAACGTCGCCAAATGTATTTCGAATTATTCGAAATACGATCAGCAACAACACCAGGTCCATGCTTTGGAACTAATGTCTGATCTAGGATGCTATTATGCACCTTAGAAAGAACATTACTCCAGAGAATCCCAGACACAATAGAAAACCGACGAGAGTCGGAGCTATTAGGGTCGAGGATCATGGATTCTAAGTCTTGTTCACACTTGATGTAGCCATTTATTGCTGCACGATTTCTCTCGGATGAACATTCGAGATTGATCTTCTTCCACATACGACAAAACTGTCGTACGTGAATAATAGCAGTAATAGAAGGCGAGTCAAGTAACTTACCATCTTTGTCGAAGACTTGCAGAGTCATACCCGAAAGAAATTTCGGGATTGACCCTCTTTTCGCAAAAGAGCGAAAAAGAGAAGGTGCAATGAAACCTTTGTCTAATGACGAATCAAAGTCATCAGCAAAGGTAGCGAGAGATATCCCAAGAAAAGGGAAACCCTCTGCTTCGACGCGCCTCGCGACGTAAGTATAATCGCGAGTGGTGATGGTACTGCAGTTCTTACTACAGTCTTGTAGTAAGGCTCTAACTATGGGCATTAGGCTTTTCATAGAATCCTCCAATAAGAGAGGTAGTCTAATCCCGTTGTTAAAAGCAGAAGATCCAAACATCAAATGGGCACGCCAAATATGACGTGCCCACGTTGATGTTAATAGGGCAAAGTAACCGTGAGGGACTTCGCTATGGCACTTAAAATGCCTTGCCAGATTGAGTCACCAGCTCGAAGCGATGCTTCGACCATGATGGCCCCACTAGCAAGAACATGTAAAAGTTCACGTAGTTTAGTTCTCATAATTACGATTCCCCGCCAACGACTTTAGCGATACGCGTAGTAACAGTGTTAGCTGCGGTTGCGCCAGCAAGGACACCAATAAGTTCCTTGACTTGAGCAATTACAGTAGCATCAGTTACATAACGTTCGTGACGGTCAATTACTAAGTACGTACTAGTCGTATCTTCAACAGAAGTTGAAGAATCGAAAGGGTTCGTAGCAATAGTATTGGCGTCGAGACGTACAATCGAACGACGTCGGCCTTTTGAACGAGTGTGACTAATTGTGACAGTATATTTCACATTAGACACGACAAGTTCATAGACCGATTTGTTCGGTTCCCGGCTGATGGCAGGAATGTCAGCAGCAAGGATAAAGGACGAATCGATAACAAGAGGATCTTCTAACATTTAACGGCTCCTTAGTAGAGAGTAGGATTACTACCGTTCTATCTAAAATTATTCTTAGATAGACCTAGGGCAGCAAGTATTGCAAATTGGCGATCTGAAAGATCATCAATCTGTAACCCAAAACCAAAAGGAGAAGCAGCTACACGTTCCTTAGTCTCACTCAACGTCACATATTTTAGATGTTGAGGGGGAATACGATCACCATGAACGTCTGTACCAACTAGGGCACAGGGTTCAGTAGTGACCTCATAGACAGTTTCAATAGAAACGTGTCGCATGAGGTACGCGTAGTTAACTATGAGTTCAGCAATGGACTGGTTAAATATATTGTTCAAAACGTCACCGACGTTAGAGAACCAATCTATTAACCAGGACCAGGGCATTAGCTCATAGAGTAACGCAGGATTTGGATTTAAACCAAAGAGGGCAGATTTGCAATCTCTGGTCCATTGAGGAGTACCTAGGATATTATCAGGTATATAATACTTGTAAGATCCTACTCCCCAAACACGCTCACGCGTGGTAACCGTGCGTACTATCCGTGCTGGTGGTTCACCGTCTAAAACTGAAGTGGTTTGATAGGCCGCAAGTGAGAGTCCCGTTTGGGAACCATCACCTAACGACATATTTGTCACTTCAGAAGAAACGGTGTTCTTCAGCGTCAGCTCACGACGAATAGACCTATTATTATCTCTAATAATTTGTCTAAGGCGTGCTTCTAAAGATTGTTGCGTTTTATAAATTTGACGCAGATCAGATAGAAGGGGCTGCCAGCCAAACACTAAGTTTAAGTAATCCTTAGAAACCTTACGAGCTAATCTTTTCGGAGAAGCTCCACTACCGCTAGAACGAACGTTCTTTCGATAGGAAGGTGATGAGATCAAGTTATTGAACTCACCAAGGGTTTCAGAAACAAAGTGTGGAAAGCCATCAAGAAACAGCTCACCTAAAGCTCTACCCGCAGCAGCTCCTGGTTTAAGAGGAGATGTGCGGCGGATAAAGTTAGGTCCGAAATTCTCAAGAGGCTCAGAAGGAAAGCTAACAGAGTTAGCTAACATTTTGAGATACTCAGGAGAAATTAGGACTGGTAAACCATCAATCCCACTTGTTACAGAGGGAAAGGCGGAACCAGAAAGCTGGTAATTCTGTCGGTAAGTTTCGGGAGAAAAGACTAACCTATTAGCTTTAACACTAATATGAGGGAAATTCCTCCGAAACATAAACCGTTTAACAGAAAAAGGACCTCCTTCAAGAAAAGGAGGACCTTTGTGGCTTTCAGAAGCAACGGATTCAAACATACCGAACGTGGTAAAACCAGATACAGTTCCCTTAGAATTAAGGTAACTGTAAGCAGGATCCTCGGAAGTAACCGAGTAATCGAAGCTAACGGAAGAATCTAAACCCTTCCATCTGGATTTCACGCTCATATGTTTGCTTTCTTTTGGGTGGTTAGAGTTACACTCGGAAAATCCGAGAGGGCTGTGTACCATACACAGTGGTGGGC